AAGACGTTGCTCGGACCCGTGACGATCTTGCGCGGGGTCAGCCGGATACGCTTGCCGTTGTTGTCGGTGGCGTTGCGGATCTGGATGAGCAGTTGCTCAAGCGAGGTCTGGCTCAGCGCGGCCGGCGTGGTCAGCAGGTTGCTGAACGTGCCGTTCACGATGGGGTGGTTGTTGGCCACCAGCGCCACACCGTCGCCACCCGGATACGAACCGTTGAAGGCCCGATTCAGGATGTTGGCGCCCAGCGTTTCTTTCGTCTCGATCAGCGACTGCGCGAGGTGCTTCGCGTAGGTCTGACCAATCCGAATGTGATCGCCGTCCTCCACCAGGACTTTGGTCAGGCTGAATGCCAGACCATAGACTTTGTAGAGGTAGCGCTGAAGGAACAGCACGCCACCCGACTGGTAGGTGACCGCCATGCCGTCAGGCAGTTCCGGCGCCGCACCGAAGCCGTACAGGACGGGCTCCTCGTGGTAGTTGCGCGGAATGCCTTTCTGCTCGCGGAACACTTGGTTCCACTCATCAGCACGCTGCTCATAAACCCCATCGAAAACTTCGTTCAGGATGGGCTCGACGACCGACCTAAAGTCGGTACTGCGCATCGGAGTTGCCATTGCTCAGCCCCCCTTTAGACCGAGTTCACCGCAGCTTTGTAGTGATGTTCGTTGATGCGAACAGTCGCCACCACATAAGCGTCGGTGAGGGAGTCGTTGATGTTGTAGGCAAAGCCAGTGATCTGGAATTGCCCGCTGGTCGCCTGGATGACGGAGAGTTTGGTGGTGCTCAGCCCGGTACGGGTGCTGCCACCCGGCGAGGCCACCGTCCAGTCGCACTCCTCGCCAACCGCAGTCTGCACGGTGGTGCCGGCCGACGGGTTGTCGTACTGCACATCGAACAGCGTCTCGGGGTCGTCATAGACCCAGGCGACGATCTCGGTGGCAGTGGTCGAAGCAGGCCAGTAGGGCGAGATGGTGGGCTTGCCCGACGAATCGAGGTACTGACAGCCGGCGAAAATGCCGAGCAGAGCAATCCCGTCGGTAGTGCCAGCACGGGTACCATCGCTGGTGCCAAGTTGGACCACCCCGTTGTCGGTCAACTTGACCGGATCGCCACTGAAGACGTTGTGTCCGTAGCCAGTGGTGATCGTATATGCCTTCGGCCGCATCTGCCCGCTGTTGTGAAACGAGGGGCGGAAGCCGAACGGCGCGCTGATCGCAGACATTCGATACTCCTTGTTTGATGGTTAGGAGAGGTCGAAAAGAGCCTCTCGGTGTTCGCCCATTGCCAGATTGCCATCGCCCACTTGTAGCCGCGACTTGGACGCACGCGCTTGTTGTTCGAGGAAGTCAGCCGTGTCGGTGAGCTTCTCTTCCTCGCGCATCGGGGCGTCGTGGTGCGCCTCTTTCATGTACTTTTCGTACAGAGAGATTGGCAGCTTGAATGCGAGCATCTCGTTGACACCAATGAGCCCAGCCCAGTCGCCCGTTTTGAGCGTGGCGTATTCCCAGCCGGGAACGTCTTCCGGCTTCACAGGCTCATAGCCAAGGCGGATTCGCATCTGAATGCTGTCGCGCGGATTCGTAGTGGTCAGCCAGCAGGTATGCCAGCCGGGGATCTTCGGCAGATCAGGTAGGGACGATTGAAAAAACTGCTGACGGAACATCTCAACCCGCTCATCGTCAGTGATTTCGCGATTTTGCGTGATAGCGCGATCTTCCATCGCGCGGCTCCCACGACCTTCGCCAGCGGATTTCCTCAGACGTTCATCATTCATTTGGCTCGCTCCTTGCAGCGATTGGTTGGATTCTGTGCTTGATTTGGCAAAAACGCAACAGCGTTGAGTTAAGCCCGATTCTGGCGGTCGTACTCCGCATACCGCTTGACGTACTTGGAACGCAGAACCGGGTCGTCCCACACCCCCGCGTCAATCAGCGCTTGCTTGCGCTCAGGGCTGATGTAAACCTCGCGGCGCGTTGTAGCAGGCGCGTGCTCACGACCAGAACCAACCGCAGGGCCGCCTCGTTGCGAGCGCGAAGTTTCAGGCGCAGCCTTGAACTTGTCAGGCAGGCGGCGAGCAGCACGCTTGCGCAGTTCAGCCCAGTATTCGGCGCTTTGCGGGTTGAACCCATCACGCACCAGTGCCTGATCAATGGCCAGCACAATGGCCGAATCTTCATCGCGCCCCTGCGGGTCGTACCAAGAATTATCAGCCAGGAATTGCTGCGCATGGCCCATCGTCAATGAGTCGATGGCGGGAGCTTGCTGTTGCTGCTGCTGGATTGAGCCCGCGTATTGCTGCTTCTGGTAGGCCAGTTGCTGGGCGCGGATCTGCGCCGCATCGCGATACTTCAGCGCTTGGGCAACATCCTCGCCATTGCCGGCCGCTACTGCCTTGGCAATGACTTGCTCGGCCATCGACGCTTCCTGCTGAGCCCGCGCTATCTCAGCATCCAACCCGCGCAAGTCAGCGGTATACGCCCGCTGCTCCTGCGCGCTTAGCCTGCGCTCAAGGTCATCATTGCGCTTGCGCAGGAAATCCATCTCAAGCTTGTCACGCTTGATCGCCTCATCGCGACGCTGCTTGCGCTCAAGCTTTTCCTGCCGGCGCCGCTCGCGAATCGCTTCTCGCTCATCATCGGTGCCGTCATCATCCTCAGCCTGCGCAATAGGTGCATCATCCTGATCGTCGTCTTCCGACGCAACAGGCTCATCAACGATAACAATCTCTTCGTTATCGTTCTGGTCAGGGTCTTGCTCAGTCAGTGCGTTAGCCATAGCTCACCTCGTTCAGATGAATGCGCGGATCGCCAGCGGGTCGCCTTCGACGCGCCCGATGATATCCAGATCGTTGAAGATCACGAACAGCGCAGATTCGCCATCCTTGACAGGAACCTCCCAGCGGTCGCCGCCATACTTGGGCACGCGGACAAAATCACCCGCTTTGCACCAGTCGCCCTCGGGCCACGATTCTTGCGTGTTGCGATTCTTGAAGGCCAGCGGGCCGACAGAAACCACCAACCCTACCTGCGTGTTCCAACGCTCGGTGTCACGCGAGCCAGAATCAATGATGATCCCGCTGGCGGTTTTGGTCTTGGGGGTGCGGATCTGAACCAGCACGCGGCTCCCGAACGGCTGCACCCCAGGCGATACTTTGGGGAAAGCCTCGGCCAATGCGTGCTCATAGGTCTGGGTCACTGTTACGCTCCTCTTGCAGAAGACTGAGTAAGATGTTGATGGAGATTTCGTAGCCGGCAACGACTCCCGAACGGAAGCCAAACTCAAAAGCGTCCCGCTGGTTTGGACGCTGCAATGATGTCAGCGCATAGGCGGCTTGTTCAGCCTTCAAACGCGCAAGCAGCCGGTCTGGCAGGTTAGTCATCGGACGCGCATCACGCCGGACACTTCGGCGAGGTGGCACCCTTGGGCGCAGCCGGCAGCGTTTGGCCGGTGACCTTCTCGCCCGCAGCCATGCGGTGCTTCTGTTTGACGTAAGGGCCGGTCATCGGCACCGTGCCGGGTTTGGGTTTGTCAGCCATCATTCACTCCTGATTACCGGGTGCCGGGGTTGATGCCCGTACCCGTTGAAACGGCGATACGCTCGCCGGTTGCGATCTCTGCCATCGCCAAGCGCATGGCAGTGTCGTTGTCAGCCGTGTTCATGCGCTCGCGCGCAGCAATTTCGGCGCTAGTACGCTGGTTCTCGGCAAGCTGCCGCATTTCCTCCTGCCGCATACGCTCCATGCGTTCGCGCTCACGGTCGTTCAGTTTCTGCTGCTCAGTCTGAGCCTGTTGCGCAAGTCGCTGCTGCTCAATCTGAGCCTGTTGCGCAAGTCGCTGCTGCTCAGCCTGCGCCCGCTGGGCAATCGATGCCTGCTGGATCTGCGCGCCAAGTTGCGCAACCTGCATCGAACTGTCAGGCGGCATCGGGGGCTGCGGCTTGAACTGCTCAGCAAACTGCGTGATCTGCGCAAGCTGCTGCGCAAACTGGCCAAGCTGCGCCTCAATCACTTGCTGCACCTGAAGGATGACAGCAACCTCCTGCTCAGGCTCAGCAGAAATCAGGTTGTCGTCAGTCGCTCGCTTGACCGCATTTTGCGCTTCAGTCATGTAGTAGTTCAGCAGATGATCGCGCAAGTGCTGCGACATCGGCCAGAAATAGCTTCGCTGAATCGCCGGGTTCATGCCAAACAGGGGGGAGTTCAGAAACGCAAGATGCGTGCGGATGTGCGCAATGTGATCCTGCTTGGGGAGCACATAAATAGGCCGTCCTATCGACGCTGCTACATTCTCGCTCACTGGGTCAAGATCGTCCTGCCCAGGCTGCGGTTGCAGCACATCGTTGGCCGGCACCTTGAGCGCCCGCAGGAACATCTCCTCGACCTTGCGCTGGTCGTACATCTGCGGGAGAGTCGCCGCGCGCTGAATGATTGCCTGAACCTGGGCGAAGCGCTGAGCCTCGCTGAAAATTGCCGGGTCGCTGACCGGAATGACATCAAGCGGACCGTCAAAGTCTTTAGGCTCAACCTCAAGCCCGTTGTCATAGCCCTCAAGCATCTCCTCGGTCAGATATGCCGAGTTGATGCGGTGCAAAATCTTCAGCACCCGCGCCATGCTGTTATGCAAGCGCGAATGGATGCTGCTGAACACCACCATGCCCTGCTCGATCAGCGCGAGCGTGGTGCCCACCGGCTGATTGGGGTTCTGGTCGCTCAGCTTCTCAAACGACGTTTGCACGACGCCTTTGCCAGCTTCGACCAAGAATCCCAGCAGTTGGAACAAAACCGGCGAAGGCGGATTGAACGGCATCCCCATGACCAACTTGCGGATGTCGTCAACCAGCGCGCCGCCTTCAATCTCGGCAACCTCGGTGGGCTGGACGTTGATCGTCTGCCCGTTAGGGCCGCCCTTGAGCTTGAGCAGCGTCGGGATGTTCTGGATGTGGGCGCTGTCCAGCAGCGCACGCAGCGCCCCGGTGGCTGCACCAGACAGCCCGCCGATCATATGGGTCAGGCCGATGGGATATGCCCCGCGCCACGGGACGAACGGGAACTCAACCATCCATTCAAGTTCGCGCTGCATGGGATCGTCAGGCTCCCAGTTGCGGTAAAGCGCAAGCGCTTTGCCTGACGACTTGTCGATGGTGATGATGTAGGGCGCAGGGTCGTCGTTTTCGATCTCAAGCCGGGTGCAAATCTCAAAGACAGTGCGCAGCCCATCCTCGTTGTAGCTGCTGTCTTTGCGACCCTCAATCTTGTCGTTGGCGCGCGACGCCTTGCTGAACTCAGGCTCGCCGGGAGCGGTCCAGTCAACGTCCCGATACATCCCAGACTTGACCCTGCGCGCATACTCGGAGCGGGTCACATACTGGACATGAGTCTTGCGCTCGGCCGAGTAAAAATTCGTTGCGGCAAACGGCAGGTATACGTCATCGATTGCCACAAACTCAGCGGTCGGACGCTGCTGCGATGCCGACCACATGACCTTGAGATACTGCCCGCCTCCCAGCGGCAGTTGCGTGGACAGTTGTTCAAGCTCACCGCGAAACTCGGGCACCTGTTCCGTCAACTGCCAGTTCATGAACTCGGTCTTGCGCTGCGCGCGGTCAACCTTTTCCTTGTCCTGCTCGCCAAGGATCTTCGCTTTGACCGGCCCCGATGGCGGGAACACTTCCTTCATGAAGCGTGCCGAGAAGTCCACGCACGCCTCGACCAGCATCGGATGAACGACCTTGTTGGCGCCGCTGAACTGCGCGCCACCTGGAGCATCGTCGCCCAGGCCCGTGCGGCGCAGGCCCTCCTCGTACTGCTTGTCGCGCTTCTCGCGGGCTTCCTTGTCGCGCTCGATCTTGTCCAGAAGATCGGTCACGATGTCAGACAGGACCGCTTGGTCTACTTCGTCCACGATGTTGGCGAAGTGCTCGACATTGCGCTCGCGCTGCTGCTCGTTTTCGAGCCGCACGACTGCGCCACCGTCTTCGGTGTCTTCGACCTCAAGCTCTTCGTCTTCCAGCGGCACCATGATGCCGTTGGTATCGTCATCGTCTTCGGGCATTTGGTCAGGCGGCATCGATTTCTTCCATCAGTGCGGCAGCGCGGGCATCCACTGCGGCTGGGTCGTATTCGAACTCGGAGCGGACGATACCACCTTGGGCTTTTTTCTGCGGCTCTTGCTTTTCTTCGTCTCGGGCAAACAACGGGCGCAGGCCCAGTCCTGCCGCAGTTCCAGCAGCAGTCAGCCCAAGCAGACGCGGGTCAGCAAAGCCAAGCAAATCGGCTTCGTTGATGCGGGCGGGGTCGAAGGCGGCGAAGCGGGAGCGGATTTGCGAAGGCTCAAACACCGCAAGCACATCAATCAGCTTGGCTGGGCCTCGTCCAGGATCATGCATGGTGACGGCATTCTTGCGCGCGGTCTCTAGCGCTTCGTCTTGCGGGGCGCGCTTGGTGTACTTCTCCACCAACCCCTTGATCCCCTTCCTGACCGCCCCACCCCCGGCATACCGCTCAGCCAACTCGTCCAGCGAACGGGCGGCGCGATTCACCGCACCCATCTGATCCTCGCCCTCGGGGTCGGTGGAGACGGCGCCGCCTTCGGCGTAGCCCCGGCTGGGCGAGAACTGGTCGTTGATGAACGGCTGAAGCTCTTCCGCGGTCAGGTACCGCCGACCGGGGAATGCCTGCTCAACCGCGGCGCGCACCTCGTCCTGGTAGTCGTGGACATCTTCAAGCCCCGTGTTCCGCAAGTCCCCCACCCGCCCCCACTGCTGCGACTTGACAAAGTCCTGCACGAAGGGCAGGTAGTCTTCTTTGGGGGCGCGGTTGGCTTTGCCTTTGATTTGGGAAATGTTTAGCGGCAAATCTTTGCCTTCCATCAAATCAACAACTCGCTCAGCGAACGCAAGCCCGCGCAGTCCCTCCGCTTTGGCTTGCGCGGCGGCTTCAGTTTGTGAAGGTCCGGCGGAAGGATTCACCTCCACCGTCACATGAGGCTCGCCCCGCGCATCGCGCAGGCTGAAGATGCGGCTCTTGCCCTCAATGACATCCGGGCAATAGCCACCCACGCAGTGGCCCATCGTCTCGCCCTCGTACTTGAGGGCTGTTTCGAGCATTTCCCGAGGCCACGTTTCGGGGTTGCCGCCTTCCTCGCGCAGCTTGGCGATCAACGCCTTGCGCTCTTCCAGCGGCATCGTCTCATTGCTCGGCGCCCGCAACTCCACCCACCGCAACCCGCGCTCGTTGGGCCGGTCGGTGCCGGGGATGGTCGGGTAAGCCTTGTACTCCGCGGTGGCGGCGTTGGTGCTGCGGGCGAGGTCGGCCTCGGCTTTCTGCGCGGCGCGCCACTTGTTGATTCGGTCCACAAGCTCAACTGCCTGCGGCACGGTGACCTTGCTGAGTTGCTCGGGCTTGAGTTGAAGCTCGCGTGGCAACCCGCTATTAGGCGTGACCGCATTGCGCAGTTCGTCCACGAGGTGGGTGAATCCCAAGTCTTCGGCCATTCCGAGCGGGTCATCCGTGAGGCCAAAAACCGGAGTATCAGGCGGCACCTTGGCGAGCCAAGGGTTTTCATCACTCAGGAGCGTCAAATCCCCTGCGCGGGTTTGACTTATCACTAAATCAGATGCCCCCTCCCATTGCTTAGCGGCAGGACTTTGCCCCATGACTTTCTGAGTTGGCATTAAGGCTTTAGCGTAATCCCCTTCTACATACCGTAGTTGATCCGGATCAACGTGCAAAACCCCGCGCTCGGCCAGCGCCCGTAGCGGATCCTCCGGCGTGGCCATCTCGTTGCGCACGTACTTGGCGAGCTTCTGGTCGAGCCACTTGTTAAGAGCCGCCTCTCGCTCCCAAGCCGGTATCCGCTCAGTAAGCGCCGCGTATGTGCCGCCAGGCAACGGCCCGGCCAGTTGTTCTCGAGCGAATTCAAGTGCTTGCTCAGGGTTGTCATGCGCCTTCAACCTCTGCGCCGCCGCCTCAGGCGACCGGTCGCCCGCCAGCCAGTTGCCGCCCTTGGGCTTAATCACGTTCATCGGCCGCACTGGCGCCAGCGCTGCGCCCAGCGGCCCGCGTCCCTCGGTCATCGCACGCTCGATCTGCTGCGCAGCCATCCGCCCCGCGGGCCGAGCCAACCGGGTGAGCGGCGCGGCGTAGGTCGCGGCCTCCGCCACGTCCAGCACCCTAGGGTCGAGCCTGAACGTCTGAAGGGTCGGGCCACCCTTGATGAGCGCACGCGGCCCATAAGCTGCAACGTCCTGCATCAGCCCCGCTGCGCCCTCAAGCGGCAGCAAGTCGGCGAGCGTGAACTGCGGCGCAATCTGCGGGTTGAACTGCACGCGGGCGGCGGCAGTATTGGCGCGCTGCAGAAAATCCGCTAGGGCGCCAAGCGCGGCGTTTCGGGGTTGCGGGCGAATAACGCCGGTCGGCTCAGCCATGGGGTCACCTATTTCTTGTTGCGCGCGCTGATTGCTTTCGCCTTGGCCTTGGCATCAACCTTGCTGGATGCGCCCCAGGCCTGCAACGACTTGAGCAGCCGCGTCGGTTCGCCATCCTTGTACTCAGGCCCAGGCATCGAGCCCATGCGAGCAAGGAATGATGCGCGTCGCGGATTGTCGCCAGCCTTGACCGGCGGCTTGAGATTCATGCCCTGCGCCTTCGCAGAAGCGCGGCCCTTGGCGTTAAGCCCGCCGCCGGGGCTCTGGCCTTCCTTGCGCTGCCATGCGGGAGTCTTGGCCATCACTTCTTCCTCGCCGCGCGCATGTTGTCAACGAGGTTTGGATATGGCCGGCCGGCAGCAGCAGCCGTCGCCTTGGCGCTGGCCTTGCCTTTCTTGCCAAGCGGCTCAGGCTTGCCGGCAGATTTGGGGCGCGGCTTGTCCCATACGGGTTTAGGCGGCATACGGATTCACCTTCTCGCGCCGCCACTCGCGCGGGTCGTCATCACGCTCGCGGGCGCGTGGCAGATCGAACCACCCGTCATTGCGCAGGTATATCACAGCCTGTGTCAAGGTGTCCACATAGTCATCGTGCTCGGCGACCGGGAATTTCCCGACTTGCTTGAGGAATGCCGACGCCCAGCTAACCGGCTGGCCTGGGTTCTTGCCGCTCTCCGGAATCCAGAGCAAGCCCAATTCAAGCGTTGGCGCAGTCTGATGCGCGCGGCTGATCTTGTCCGCTTTGCCGGGGTTATATGGGACAGCAGGCACGCGGGCAAGCCGAAGGTCTTGCAGCAGCGACAGGCCGGAGGCTTTCGCCTCGACCAGCATTCTGTCCGGGCGCCTTGCGCGGCGCATCCCATCCTGCGGGCTGGGCGTGCCGTACTCGGTGGACCAGTCCTTGATCGCGCGGGATCGAAGGTCGGGATAGGACAGGTGCTCATCCCATGCATCGATGAGCATGACGTTGCGCTGGCCCTGGTGCGTGAAGATCGCCCAAACGGTGCAGGCCGTCGGGTCGCCGGTAGTCTTCTCGGTGAAGGCGCAATCATAGGATTGCAAGACGAACTCAAACGGAGGAAGCGGTTGCTTGGCAGGCCAGAGTTGGAAGTGCTTGGCCTTCAGGATGCCGCCCTCGGCGGGGGTCGGGTCTTGCTGGAGTTGGCCGCTGGTGCCGTAGGTGCCGAGGAGTTGCTTGAGTTCGGTGACCGAGGTGTCATCAAACATCTCTGGCCACAATAGCTCGCCCTGCTTCGTGCGCGGGTCATATGCGCCGAGGAACGTCTTGCGGCGCACCCCGTCAAACTCCATCGGGATGCAAAGGTGGGTGTAGCCAGTAAGGTCGGCCAGGATATGGCCGGTAATGTCCTTTTCATGCAATCGTTGCATGACGACAACTGTTGATGCGTTGCGAGATTGACCGCGCGTTGACAGGGTTCGGTCGAACCAAGTCAGCGCCGACTCACGCTCGGCGTCGGACTCTGCCTGCTTGGCATTGTGCGGGTCATCCACGATCTTGACATCGGGATGCTCGCCGGTCGCTCGACCACCGACCGATGTGGCCATACGCCAGCCTCCCTCGGTGAGTTCGTACTTCATCTTCTGGTCAAAACCGGGCTTGATTTTGACGTCTGGCCATCGCTCGGCGTACCAGTCGGAGGTGATAATGTCTCGGGTCTTGGCTGAGTCTCGGATAGCGAGGTCAGCGCCATAGGACGCGCCCATTATCCGCAGCGAAGCGTCACTTGCCCACATCCACGCGGGCCATGCTACGGATGTGAGGATGGACTTCATGCACCCTGGGGGGATGTTGATGACGAGGTTGCGCACCTCGCCGCTGGTGACCGCCATCAAGTGTTCAGAGATGACGTTCAAGTGCCAGTTTTCGCGGAAATCGACTCCGGGCTCGATGATGTCCCATGATTGGCGCGTGAATGCCATGAGATCGCGCTGAGCGAGCCGGCGGTCTTTCTCGCGCTTGATGAGGTCCAGCATCACCGATGGGGAGAGAGCCGCACTCACTGGTACACCACCTCGCCGCCGGCGTACCGATCCCGGCCGTCGGCGGGCCGGTGCAGCCAGTGGAACAAAATGCCGTCGCGGCTGCTCTCATGCCGGCAGTCGGGGCGGCACCAGCAGTC